AGACTGATGGCACTTTATGGGCTTGGGGTCGTGGCGCTAACGGGCAACTAGGAGACAATACAATAACTCAAAAAAATACTCCAGTCACTACATTTGCAGGAGGAGATAACTGGAAACAAGTTGGTTGTGGAAGAAGACACACAACAGCGATCAAAAATGATGGAACTTTATGGACTTGGGGACAAAATGACTCTGGGAATCTAGGAGACAATACAATAACTCAAAAAAATACTCCAGTCACTACATTCTTAGGAGGAAACAACTGGAAACAAGTTGGTTGTGGATATCTTTTTACTGCAGCAATTAAAACAGATGGAACTCTATGGACTTTTGGAACTAATAGTAATGGACAACTAGGAGTCAATGATGTAACAGACAGACTCACTCCAGTTACCACATTTTCTGGAGGAACCAACTGGAAACAAGTTTCTGGTAAAATTAATCATATTTCTGCAATCAAAACTGATGGAACCCTATGGACTTGGGGATTTAATGGTGATGTAAAACTAGGAACCAATAATATTACCAGTAGATCTACTCCAGTCACAACATTCTTAGGAGGAACCAATTGGAAACAAGTTGATTGTGGATGGAATCATACAGCAGCAGTCACATCCGGTACTGATCCTACCTACTTCATCTCATAAATATCTAAAAAATTCATATGTATGCACTTGTTAATGGTCAAGAATTACTTTTAGGACCAATTGCATTCAACTATAGAATGATTAACTCTGTTCTTGAAGAAGAACTTGAAGTAAATTATAGAGTGACTTCACAAGATTATCAAAATGTTCCCATTTATTTTACTGAAGATATTAAAATTCTTTCTGTAAGAAATGAGATTCCAGAATATGACCCAAGATTTCAAACAGTATCACAAACAAGTCACACAATTACTGATGATGAAGTAGTTTTTTATTATGATGTTTCTGATAAAACTCTTGATCAGATTAAAGGTGAATATAAAACAGTGGTAAAACCAGAAAGACAAAGAAGAGAAAATATATCAATTGAAGTTACTATTAATAATTCCACAATTACAGTATCAACAGATAGAGAAAATCGTTTAGCACTTATTGCAAAATATATTGCTGGACCTGGACCACATAACTTTAAGTTTGATAATGGAACTTGGTTGCAAATTACAACAGAAGATTTACAAACCATTATTCAATCAATAGATTTAAAAGTTCAAGAAGCATATGATTGGGAACTTGTAAAACTTCAAGAGATTGATGCTTGCGAGACTAAAGAAGAAGTTTATGAAGTAGAGATTGTTCCTCCTGTAGAGATACCTGGAGTAGTCTAAAATGCCCAATCCAATAACTAATTTTAAAGATAGTAATGGTGTTGATTTAGGTAATAAACTCATTACCAAAGAATACTTAATGTCTGTGTATCCGCAGATTGCAAACCAGTTGATTACCCCAGAACTTTGGGTTTGGGGAAATGCAACTGTTGGGCAACTAGGAACTAATAATACAACCAATAGATCTACTCCAGTCACAACATCTGATGGGGGAGCAAACTGGAAACAAGTTACTTGTGGACGAAATTATACTGCAGCAGTCAAAACTGATGGAACCTTATGGACTTGGGGAAATAATAGTTATGGACAACTAGGAATCAATAATATTACCAGTAGATCTACTCCAGTCACAACATTCTTAGGAGGAATCAACTGGAAACAAGTTTCTGGTGGATCTTTTACCAATCATATAACAGCAATTAAGACTGATGGAACTTTATGGACTTGGGGAAGAAATGATCAAGGACAATTAGGAGACAATACGACAACCAATAGAAACACTCCGGTTACAACATTTGCAGGAGGAACAAACTGGAAACAAGTTGCTTGTGGACAACAACATACTGCAGCAGTCAAGACTGATGGAACTTTATGGAGTTGGGGAAATAATGGTAATGGTCAATTAGGAGATAATACAAGTGGAATCAATAGAATCACTCCAGTCACTACATTTGCTGGAGGAACCAATTGGAAACAAGTGAGTGCTGGAAATAACTATGCTGCAGCAATCAAGACTGATGGAACCTTATGGACTTGGGGAAATAATGATAATAGACAACTAGGAGATAATACAACAACGCAAAAATTAACACCAGTCACCACATTCGCAGGAGGAACCAATTGGAAACAAGTTTCTAGTGGGACTCTACATACTGCAGCAGTCAAGACTGATGGAACTTTGTGGTCTTGGGGACGTAATACTTTAGGGCAACTGGGTGTTAATAACATAACTGCTATAAGCACTCCGGTTACAACATTTGTAGGAGGGATCAACTGGAAACAAGTTTCTTGTGGTGGATATTATACCTCATCAATTAAAACTGACGGAACTTTGTGGGTTTGGGGAAGTAATACTTCTGGACAAGTAGGAGACAATACATCAATTACTAAATCCATTCCGGTCACCACATTCGCAGGAGGAACCAATTGGAAACAAGTTTCTGCTGGGTATGCTTATGTAGCAGTAATAAAAACTTCAGACGATCTACAAGGAATCTAAATACCTTCAAATATATTATTCTTTTATGAACCCTCTTGAGTTAGTTGCAAAAACATTATACTCTTTTCAAGAACATCAACTTACATTTGAACTTCTAGATGCTTTTGGAAAAAGAGCACAAGTATTTCAGCAATATGATGAGATTGCAAAGTGCTTCTTTGAACTCAAAAACTTCTCCAAAGCAATTGAATATGCAGAACAAGGACTTAAATTAGCACAAACAAAAGAAGAAAAATATACAACAGCAAAGAACCTGATTAATGCCTATAATCAATCTAATTATCCAGAGAAATCAATTACTCAAATTGAAAAACTAAAGAAACAAAATCCTCAAGATACTGAACTTCTTCTTGAGGAAACTTTTGCTTATTCTGCAATCAATCAAAAAGAAAAATCAGAAAAACTTTTATTCAATCTTCTTCGAAAGAAACTTCCAGAAGAAATTGAAAGAAAAGCATATCACAACTTATCAGGACATTATTTCAGGAAGGATGATATTCATACAGGACTTCAACATTTTCTCAAAGCAGGAGAAGTAGAAGCATATAAGAATAGAAAACTTCCAGAGTATGAGAAATGGGATGGAACCATTATACCAGGAAGAACTATTATTGTAGATAATGAATGTGGTGCTGGTGATGAGGTGATTCATATCAGGTTTATGAAGCATCTCAAAGAACTTGGAATGAAACCTATTTGGAGTTCAACCAGAAAAGAACTTGTAGAACTCTTTCAGCATAATGGGTATGATGCTGTTTGTGTTTATGATAATCCAGAGTTTCCTAAAGATGCCTGCTGGGTTTATGGACTTGCACTTCCTTATTATCTCAATCTAACAATAGAAGATTTGGGACAAGAACCTTATCTCCAAACCATTCCAAAGTATGATGAAAAGTGGAAATGGATGCAAGAAGATACTGAATACAAAATTGGAATGTTTTGGGCATCTAGTTCTGGATTTGAACAGAACTCATTTAGAAGTGTAGAACTTAAAGATTATATGAGTGTTCTTGGAAATAAAGGATACTCACTTTATTCACTTCAAACTCATAGTGATAATAAGGATGCTGATGAGTATCCAGAAATCAAACAATCACTTTCAGTTCCAGGTAGAGAATTTGCTGATACATTTTCTATCATTAAGAACTTTGATATGGTTGTGACTTCTTGCAGTTTTGTTGCTCACGTTGCAGCATCATTAGGTAAAGAAGTCTGCGTCTTTGTTCCTATTATGGAATACTATGTTTGGACAAGTTCTTCAGGAAAATCTATGTGGTATGGAGATAATGTTCATCTATTCAGACAAAAGAAACCAAGAACGTGGGATTCTCCTATTAAAGAATTTAAAAAGTTTATGAACAAATGAAATTTCATACATTTTATACAGACAATCTTCCTAGGCAACTGATAGAAGATCATAAGAAAGTCTGTGATTATATCGGTATAGAAGTTCAATATCATAGTGAAGAATTTATTGATTATGATAGTGCTTATATTGCTCACGGAAAGTTTATGACTTCTGTGATGGAGCAAGAAGAAGTTGCTTGTTTTTTAGATATTGATTGTCTTCCTCATAATAAACATCTTCTAGAGAAAGCATATTCCTGGGCAGTAGCAAACAATTCATTTGTAGGTAATGCCCAAATTATTTCTCATACGCAAATGAGAAATCACATCTATGCTGCTGCTTCTTGTTTAATTATAACTAAAGATGCTTGGAACAATTTAGGCAATCTAGATTTTTGTTGGTTTATGCAGAATGGAATACAAATAGATACAGCACAACTTTTAACATTAAGAGCAGACCAAATTGGAATGCCCTATCAGTTAATGTATCCAATTGGATATGATGGACCAGAAAAATATAAACTCTCTGGTTATGGAATGGTTGGAACGGGAACTTTATATCCAGCAACCTGGCACTATTTTAGAATTAGTAGATTTAAAGATTCAATTCCGGACCTTTGGACAACTAGAGTAAATAATATATTAGAAGACAAAAAAATCATTCCGCATCATTCATCGTGTTTTTATGAACTATAAGTTTTTGTTTTTAGTTGGATCTGCAATTAATCATTTCAACGAAGAACATATAAGTGTTTTCAAAGCAGAAGAAAGATTTCAGCAGACATTAGATACAATTCAGTCAATCAAGAATAAAGTTCCTGATGCTTATATTTTAATCTATGAAGCGTCAGAAACTTCAATTAAGGAAGAATACAAAGACATCTTAAGAGAAAAGTCTGATTTATTTCTTGAGTTTGGTAATGACCCATATATGAGAACTCTTTATGAGAATCTTCATAGTGATCCAAATAAATTTACATTTGTAAAGTCTATGCTTGAGTGTAGATGTTTGGAATTAGTTTTAGAGTATATGATGGAACATAATGTCTTTAGTGATGTAACTAGAGTATTCAAGTTAAGTGGTAGATATAAACTGAACGAATACTTTGATATTAATGACTATAAGACTAGGTTTTTAACAAATAAGTATGTGATGAAGTATTATGATTATGAAGAAAGATTTGAAGATATTGAAAACATTTACTCTACTCTTTATGGATGCAAAGGAAGCATTGTGACTGGTTTGTGGTCATTTGATAAATTCTTGTTTAATGATATTTTTAGTGTTCTTCAAAGAAGTTTCCAGTATATGGAAAGGGCAATTCAATTAACTGCTGGAATTGATATTGAACACTCTTTCTATCATTTTATTGATAGAGATAAAATTCTAAATGTTCCTGTTCTTGGTCTAGATTTAATTAAAGGTATGAGTGGTGAGGCGTATTCATTATGAAAATTGCAGTCTTTTATCACATAGGACAACTGGGAATGGGTGCTTTTATTTACCAACAACAAATTCACAGATTATATTCTTCTGGTCTTATGAATGAAGCAAGTTATATTCATTTCGGAGTAAATGGAAATCAAGAGTTGTTTAATGTTCCACAAAAAGTAAAAATAAATTATAATTTAAAAGAATATTGGACAACCGAGAAACAAACATTATTATCATTAATAGATTTTTGCAAAGAAAATCCGAATTATAAAGTATTATATTTTCACACTAAAGGTTCATCCAAAGATAGTATAAATGTACAATCTTGGAGATTAATGATGGAGCATTTTGTTATTGATAAATGGAAAGAGTGCATAGAATATTTGGATGAGTATGATTGTGTCGGATCAGAACTGAATACTGTTGGACCTACATTATGGAGTGATGGTTCTCTTACAGAAAATGATCCAATACCATTCTATGCTGGAAACTTTTGGTGGGCAAATGCTTCCTATATCAACACAATAAAAACAAGATATATGGATAGTGATTGTAGATTAGAAAAAGAACGATGGATTGGTGACGGTGAGTATGGGTGTAAAGCAAAAAATTTTTTCAAAAGTTCTTGTTCAGGATTTGATAATCCATACGAGTATTATTTTAAAGAAGAGGATTATATAAAATGAGACCTTGTGAAGAATGCACTGCTTGTTGTACTTGGTTAAAAGGAAGTGCTTATGGTTATGAGTTTGGTGGTGGAAAGTCCTGTAAGTTCTTATGTAAATCTGGATGCGGTGTTCATAAGGTAAGACCAAAAGTATGTGAAAGTTATTTTTGTGCCTGGTCTCAAGAATTAATATCAAAAGAACTGAGACCTGATAAATGTGGAGTTCTTGCTTCTGTTGAAAATAATGAGAATGGACAATATTTGAGATTGACTTTAATAGAAGAAGAAATAAATACAGATATATTAGAATATTTTAAGGAGTGGAGTATCAAGATGAACACTCCAGTTTTGTATTTAAAGAATAATAACTGGGAAGTTCTCTAAGATGCCTAATTTTTATAACTACACAGAAAATGGATTGATATATTCCTTTGATGATGTCTTTGTGCCTGCGGATGCTTTTAGACAAGGGAACTTATTTACTTGGGGTCATAATACTAATGGAAATCTAGGAGACAATACAGCAACCCAAAGAATTACTCCAGTTACTACATTATCTGGTGGAGCAAACTGGAAACAAGTTGCTTGTTCCCAAAGTATCTCTAATGGTCATACAGCAGCAATCAAAACTGACGGAACCCTATGGATTTGGGGATTTAATGGTTATGGACAACTAGGAGATAATACATCATTTCTTGGTGGTAGATCTACTCCAGTCACCACGTTTGTAGGAGGAACCAACTGGAAACAAGTTGTTTGTGGAAGAGATCATACATCAGCAATCAAGACTGATGGAACTCTATGGACTTGGGGTCGTAATTCTTATGGACAGATAGGAGACAATACATCAGGAACCAATAGACTTACTCCAGTCACCACATTTGCTGGAGGAACCAACTGGAAACAAGTTTCTGGTGGAGATGAACATACAGCAGCAATCAAGACTGATGGAACTTTATGGGTCTGGGGACGTAATGCTTTTGGACAACTAGGAGACAATACATCAGGAACCAATAGACTTACTCCAGTCACCACATTTGCTGGAGGAACCAACTGGAAACAAGTGAGTTGTGGAGCAGTTAATTTTACTGCAGCAATCAAGACTGATGGAACTTTATGGGTCTGGGGACGTAATGCTTTTGGACAACTAGGAGACAATACAACAACCACTAGATCCACTCCAGTCACTACATTCGCAGGAGAAACCAACTGGAAACAAGTTTCTTGTGGTCGGCTACATACATCAGCAATTAAGACTGATGGCACTTTATGGGCTTGGGGTCGTGGCGCTAACGGGCAACTAGGAGACAATACAATAACTCAAAAAAATACTCCAGTCACTACATTTGCAGGAGGAGATAACTGGAAACAAGTT